GTTGGCGATACTGTAACCAGTCCGAGTGGTGGTGCGTATCGTTGGGATGGCACGAAGTGGGTATTGCAAGCAACGGTTGGGAGTAGCGGTCCGTTCTTGCCGTTGAGTGGCGGCACGGTGTCACCAGGGCCATTGAACCTGACGGGCCTCTCTCGCCAGGGATATGCCACGAACCCACCGACCTGGGCATCAAACAACCCTAACGGCAACGGCTGGTTTGAACTAATCGCTGAGGCGCAGTTTTACTCGAAGTCAGGTGGTATCGCGGTTGCCGCTGTTGGGCGGGCGAGCGACTACACCACCGGCACGCCGCACCAAGTCTATGCCTTCGCGGGTATGGGCATGGCGGATATTGCCGGCGCGGTTGCTGAGGGTATGTATCTCGAAGCAATCGCGACGGTCGCCGGCGCTAATGCGAATTGCATCGAAGTGGACGCGATTAACGCAGGCGCTGCTGTGCCGACGATAAATCCATATCAAACACTCAATGTTGGCGCGGTCGCCGGCATCGTGGTCGCCTCTGGCGGTGGCGCCGGTGAGAGACCAGGACCGCTATACCCGGCCAGCGCAGCGATCATAATAGACCGTAACGCTAACAACTTTATACGAGGCATTGTTTTTGGCGCGGGGGGTATCAACGGCACTGACGGCACGACCGGCACCGGCATCGCTGTTCAGATGGCAAAGGGTCATGAGATACAGTGGACACACGACAATAGCGGGGCGCGCAATTCGTTTATTCGTAGTGACATGAACGTCGCTACTGGCACCGGCATCCTGTTTAGCGCCGGTGCATTCTTCGTTGTCGATACAGCCAGTGAAACCCCGAGACTGTCGGTCACCGCCGCTGGGATGACGAACGTCTATGGTGGTATTGCCTTTCAAGGTGCTCCTGCCAGCGCCTCTGATCTGGCGCACGGTTTGGCCCTGTATGGCAGCACGGTTGGACTGAATGGCTATGCCAACGACATAAACCTGAATGTGCCTACGGGAGGTAACTTCAATTTTGTGATCAACACCGCGAGTATCGGGTTTATAGATCACACCGGAATAAATTATCTGCCGATAGGACAGACCGGCGCGGCGGCTGGAACGTTTACCACTCTCACCGCGAATAACGTAGCAACGCTCAACTCTGGGCTGAGCTTCGCGAATGCGGTTGCGCCAGGTGGCGTCACTGATCTCTCGAAACACATCATGCTCGGATACGGCGGCATCGGATTTAATATCACCTCCGGTAGCCTGAACTACGTCGCGACCAGCGGCAATGTGCATAGTTTCGTCGTCAACGGCGTGGTGGTAGGCACCATCGGCGCTAATGGCATTATGACCGGCCCAGCGGGCAGTCCAACTTGGACAAGCGGCAGCGCTGCACCAGCCGCAACCGCACCAGTTGGTTCGCTCTACTCACGCACGGGCGGTGCGGTTGGTACCACGCTGTATGTATCGCGCGGTGGCGGAACGTGGGCAGCGGTGGCAGGAGTGTAGCATGACTACCACACCGTATCTCAAACTACAGAAGCCACCATTCGATACAATACCGTGGGATGAAGCCATCAACGGTAACATGGATACGCTTGATGCGTATATCTCACGCTTCATCTCGATCCCCAACTATGCAGGTGGGTGGGGGAATAGCGTATCGTATGTTGCAGGGCAGAACGTCCTAGATGCGAGCAATAGTCAGATATATCAGTGTCAGGTCTCGCACACGAGTTCAGCGTCGCCTGTGACGTTCACACAGGATCGTGCCACATACCCGACGTATTGGGTGCAGACAACCAACGTCGTGACTGTGCAATCGACAGGAGATGTTGGGCGTAACCTGATACACAACGCGTTGTTCAACATTGGCCAGCGTGGTGTTGGTCCATTCACTGTTAATGGTTATACGCTGGACCGGTGGGAAATCGTAGCTAATACCGATACGTTCTCAGTAACGCAAACCCCACTCAACGATAGTGATCGCGTAGCGATTGGCGATGAGCAAGCAAGCTCTATGATTGCTAACACGTTCACTGGCACGTCCGGCGCAGGCGCATTCACGGTTCTTATTCAACCGATAGAGAACGTGCGTCGCCTCGCTGGCAAGACTGTGACTGTAAGTTTTTGGGCGGCATGCGGTGGAACACTCAAGTTGGGTGTCAACGTCAACCAACTCTTTGGCACAGGTGGTTCACCGTCTACGACTGTTCCCGTCCCAGGACAATCAGTTAGCGTTACAGGAGCATGGACACGATACAGCCTCGTGTTCACGCTACCAAGCATCAGTGGCAAAGTGCTTGGCACGAATGTCAACCACGCGACGGGACTATACTTCTGGTATTCAGCAGGCGCTAACAGTGCAATACCGTCCGGTAACGTCGGTGTGCAGTCTGGCTCCATCTACCTGTGGGGTGTGCAGCTAGAAGTTGGTAGCACTATGTCGCCACTAGAGAAGCTCGACATTGCAGACGATCTGGCGAAGTGTCAGCGGTTTTATCAGACCGGAGCTATACAGTTCTATTTCTACAGCACGGCAGGACAGACTGTAGGAGTTTCCGCATCTCTTCCGGTTTTTATGCGAGCGCCGCCAACAGTGACGCCGGTTTTTACGGTCAGCAACGTCACTGGTGCTGCGATGTCACCACTTGGTAGCGATACAGTAAACCTGTATGGCACAGCGACGGCAACCGGCACGGTCCAGTTGCAAGCAAACTTCATCGCCAGTGCGGACCTCTGAGGATACATGTATCTCAACAAAACCAGTGGCAACCTGAACCCACGCGGTCAACAGCCGCAGTCGAACTTGCAGGTCTCGACCGTGCGTTCGTTCGAGGGTGGGCTGAACGTCACCGACACCGACCTGAACATGTCACCGAAATTCGCCAAGGTGTTAGACAACCTTGAGCGTAGCATCGATGGCTCGCTCGCACTGCGTCCTGGCACGAAGCTATTCAGCAACCAACTCAGCGATGCTGCTGACATTGTGAATTGCTACTACTTCGTTGATCACATCATCACGATCCAGACCAGCGGTCGCATGTATAAGGTTGCTGCGGATGGCAGCGTCGTGGAGATGACGATCAGCGGTGGAAAGCCGTGGCCGACTGGTGTGACCGAAGTCAACTTCACTATCTTCAACAGTGACCTGATTATCTGCAATGGGCGAGACAAACCACTGATCGTCAGTGGTGATCCCAGTGATCCGAACTACTTGCTGGTGCAGTTCCTTGTTGATCTGGCGACGATCACGAATGTCAACACGCCTGTTGGCAAGTATGTGATTGCACACTCACAGTATACCTGCATCGCTGGTGTAGTGACTGATCCCAGCACACTATTCATCAGTGCACGCAACACGAGCGGGACATACTTTGGCGATCCAGCACCGAACGACGCTGTTAACGTTGATCTTGGTCCTCGCGTTTCTCTGGGTTCCGCTACGATTACTGGATTGGTCGCTTATCGCGACAAGCTGTTGGTCACGTTCGAGCGTGGAGTGTTGCCTGTTAACTTGGGTGTCTACACAGGCACGCCAGCAGTGCACACTCCCACCGATGACGGGTTCATCGAAGAGTATGGGTGCCTCACGCACCGCTCGCTCATCTCAGTGGGAGACGATACCTTCTACTGCGATAATGTGGGAGTGAATTCGATCACGCGTGTGAACATGTTCAACACACTGCGGCCTGTCAGGACGAGCCACCTGATCGATCCACTGATCACTGCGATGATTCAGCCGTTGACACATGCGCAGATCGCTAAGTCGGTGTTCGCGGTCTACGATCTACGCAACTTCCGCTACATGCTGTTCGTGCCGACGTTCGCTGCTGATGGTGTCACCGTTACGGAGACCATCTGCTTCAGCTATTCCAACATTCCTGCGTTGAAGATACAAGCATGGGCACGCTTGCGTGGATGGAAGTGGCAAGCTGCATGTCGCACTGCATTGCAGAACGTGATCTTCGCACGTGGCAACAAACTCTACTCGTATGACTTCGACAACGCCAGTGTCAGTGCTGATCTGCTGAATGATCCCGCTGTGGAGGGTGGCGCTGGCACTGCACTGACGTTCGAGTGGGAGATGCCATGGGCTGACTTCAAGCATCGCATGGATGTCAAGCAGACGCGCTACATTGCACTCGACACGCAAGGTGATGCGGAGTTCACATGTCAGGCATTCGTAGATAACATCGTGTCGAGCCAGGGTGTAGAGCAGCCGATGCTCAGCATGACATTTATGGGTGGTGGTGCGGGTGGCTACGGTAATGTGCCATACGGTGCATCACCGTATGGCGGTGGGCGACGCAGCAGTGATGAACGCTTGTATGCCTGGACCACGAAATTCAAGCTGATCAAGTTGCAGTTCATTGGCACGACGAAGAAGAAACTGAAATTCATCAGTGTATCAATAGCGTATGTGCATGGCGGCATCAGACGCTAGATGCTGATCGAGCCACTGAGCATGGCGAACATCAGCTACGCTGTTGGGTTGGCGAAAGAACTGCATGGACTTGGGACGTATGGACAGAACGGACCAGAGTTTGACTGGAACTGGTGTCGCAACACGATGGTGCATACGCTCAGTGATCCGAACTACTACTTCCGTCTGGCACGCACCGGTGACGGTGAGTATGTCGGTGCGGTGTGTGGCAAGGTAGTGTCGTTCTACTTCAGTCCGCGTGGCATGGGCGTAGAGGATGCGTGGTATGTGCGTGAGGGCACACCGAAACGTGCAGCGATTGGTATGTCTCTCATGCGTGGCTTTGTCAGTTGGTGCCTCGATGTTAAGGGTGCTCTGCTTGTCCAGTCTGGGGACGTGGCTGGTATCCGCACGGTCGCTGTCGATGCACTGTATCGGCACATGGGCTTCACACGGTTCGGCACCATCTACAAGTATGAGAGGGCAGCGTGATGTTTAGCGAAGGTGGACAGCCGCTGCATGCATGTGTAGCGCGTGGTGGTGGGAAGGGTAGCGGTGGTGGAGGTGGTCAGCAGTATGTGCCTCCGCAACCACGTGTGTATACTGATCCAGTGAATGGCATGACATTCACTGATGATCCTGGTGCTGGTGGTACTGGTATGCCGATGAATTATGGTGGTGGGTATTGGGGCATGGCACCTGATACTGGCGGTAAGACTGGATCACAGAAGCTAAACGAAGAAATCCAACAGCGGCAGGCCACTGAGAAGCAAACGAGTGATACTGCTACAGCGAAGGCTACACAGGATGCTGCTGACAAGGAGACTGCATTCCAGGGCAGCAGGCAGACAGCATATGATACTGCTGCGAATGCCATCAACGAGCAATTCAGGAAGCAAGGTCTGGATCCTGCACAGTATTGGGAGTCAGACATTCATCCTGCATTGATGCGACAATTCAACTCTGTGCAAGACTTGGACCCAAATCCGACTGCTGCATTCTCACCTGATCTCGGCACCAAGATACTAGGTGATCTCACAAGCAGCAACCGCACAACAGCATCTAACCAACTGAACAAGGTATTCACACCGACGTATTCGCAGACTGCATTGCCTGATACACTCACTGGGCAGTATGTTGGTGGTCTTGTGAATGAGCAGTTCGATCCACTAATGACTAGTCTGACCAATGCACAGAAGCGTGGCACACTGACACCGACTGGCTACAATGCAGCACTCGATGCACTGAACCAGAAGAAGGCTGCTGCTACCAGCACGGTGCAGAATTTAGGACAGGGTATCCTGTCTACGGATCGCAAATCGCTGGATGACTACATCAGCGGTGCGCGCAGTGATGTGAACAACCTGACGCTGGGCACGACATTCGATCCGAACTCGTATAGCACTGCTGCGCAAGGCAAGGTGGCAGGCTTCACGAGTGACTTCGGTGGCGCATTGCGCAATGCAGTTGGTCAGACGAAGTTCGCTGATCTGAGTGAATTGATCAACGCAGGTGGTGCAGCACAGGGCGCACAGAATCCGAATGCAGCTAATCCAGTAGGCGGCACAGGATATGTGCCACCTGTAGATGACTCGAATACGAAGCGTGGCCTCGGTAATACAGGATCATTCTGATGAGTTTACTCCTGATCGTCATCGTCATCGTCCTGCTGTTCGGCGGACTTGGTGGTGGATACTATGGCTATCGTGGTGGTCACTACGGTTACGGTGGCTTTGGCGGTATTGGGCTGATCGTGTTGATTTTGGTCATCGTGTTGCTGTTCGGTGGCCTTGGTGGTGGGTTCGGTGGATGGTATAGGTAATGGAGTTCCAGATCGAACCTGTCGTGCAGGTGTATCCGCAGCTTGACGTGCTGCTACATGATTACTTCGCTCGCACCATTGCGCGCGAAGGACTGCCACCACTGCGCATGAATTGGCTTGCGTATTCGAGCCTGTGTCACAGTGGCAACCTGATCCTGATGACTGCGCGTGACGATACCACGCTGTTTGGGTTCGTGATGTATCACATCTACCCACACCTACACCACGTCGGTGTGATCAATGCTGCATGTGATATCATTGCAGTGGGTGTGGATTACCGTGGCAGTGGCATTGGTCGTAGGCTGATGGCTGAATGTGAGCCTGTGTTGCGTGCACGTGGTGTGCGGTTCATCACACACCAACATCGTGTGGACTATGACGTTGAGCCGTTGTTCCCGAAGTTGGGATATCGGCTCATTGAGAAAGGCTACCTGAAGGAACTCAGCTAATGGCATGGATCACACCAACGATCGCTGGTATCAGTGCCTTAGCTGGCATCGCTGGGCAGTTGTC